GAACCAATAGATCGTCTAAACACATCTCGAACTTCGATAACTTCTTGGCTTAGCGTGTACTCATTAACATCTTGTTCTAATGTAAGAAATGCAAAACTCTCTTCAACAGAATTTGCAGAACGTTGCCTATATTTGGCAAATGCTCGATCAATAGCAGTATTATAATGTATTGGATCGAGATCTAAATCAATCATTCCATCGCCAAGCATAGCTTTGATATAATTGATTACAGGGGTACGTACTGATTCAACTTCACTCATGCATTTATTTATTAAAAATAAGCTAGATTCAAACTAATTTTTAGATAATAAATATAGTCGTATAACTGCTGTAAAGGAGAATGAACATTCCACGATTAAGTCTGTATCGTCCTGAGAAGGGCAACGATTTTAAATTTTTAGATCGAATAATTTTAGAACAATTTCAAATTGGCGGCACTGATCTATTTGTTCACAAATATCTAGGACCAATAAGTCCAACTGATGGAGAATCTACTCCTGGGGTTCCTACGCAAACTAATCCCATTGGAGAACTTGGAATTCAAGACTTAGTTTTGCTAGAGAATCGAGATAGGCATTATGATCCTGATGTTTATGTAATTCGTGGAATTTATACTATGCAAGATTTAGATTTTAATCTAAGTCAATTTGGTATTATGTTAAACAACGATAATATTTTTATGCATATTCATTTAAGAAATTGTGTGGAAGTTCTTGGACGTAAAATTATGAGTGGTGATGTTCTTGAGTTACCACATTTAATAGATGATTATGCGTTAGATGATACTACTGTAGCGTTAAAGAGATTTTATGTAGTTCAAGACGTTACTCGAGCATCAAATGGATTTAGTCAAACTTGGTATCCTCATATTTTACGACTCAAGTGTGTACCAATGGTTGATACTCAAGAATTTAGTGAAATTCTTAATGCAGATGCTGGAGCAGGCGATGGAACTACAATTGGGGATTTAATGAGTACATATAATCAAAGTATTGCAATCAATAATTCCATTGTTGCACAAGCTGAAGCCGATGCACCATTAAGTGGATACAATACCGCTCAATATTATGTAATTCCAACTAGAGGAACATCAGTAGATTATTTAGATAGTGACGGGGATGGAAGAATTTTAGATACTTGGGATGCAGGAGACGACCACACTGATGCCAGTAATGATCCAATGAATGAGGATCATACAGTCGATGCGTCAATGATTTTACATTCACCTAGTAAAGATTATTATATCGGATATCTAACAGGAGATGGAAAACCTCCTAATGGTGCTCCATATACTTTTGGAATTACTTTCCCTACACAAGGATTGGTAACAGGACAATTTCATTTAAGAACTGATTACTTTCCAAATAGATTATTTAGATACAACGGTACAAGTTGGATTAAGTTTGAAGACGATGTTAGAATGACGTTGACTAACACCTACGATAAAAATACTCCAAACACCAATTCATCAACATCAACGTACTCTACTAAAATACGTGAAACTCACAAAACAAGTTTTATTAATAATAATAACACTACCACAATTGCAGGGCAGATTATTCAAGAAAGACAAGCACTTTCACAAGTTCTTAAACCTCGAGCAGACAACTAAAAAGGCAATAAAAAATGCAATATGCATATGATGGACAGATTAAAAGATATCTTACTCAATTTATGAGATTAATGAGTAATTTTTCATATAAAGATGCTTCAGGAAACTTAAAACAAATTCCTGTACGTTATGGAAACATGAATCGTCAAGTAGCACAAATCTTGAATAAGAACAGCGAAAATACTATGCAAACTGCTCCGTTTATTGCATGTTATATTAAAAATATGGAGGTAGCTCGAGATAGAACTCAAGATCCAACATATGTTGGAAAAATGAATATTCGAGAACGTGCAGTTGATGAAATGGGCAATGAATATCTTAATATTCAAGGAGCTAATTATACTATTGAACGTATTATGCCTACTCCGTTTAATCTTACTTTTGTTGCAGATATTTGGACAACAAACACTGATCAAAAATTGCAAATATTAGAACAGATGCTGGTCTTATTCAATCCTTCAATAGAATTACAAACAACTGATAACTATATAGATTGGACAAGCTTAACTACACTTGAATTAAAAGAATTAACATTTAGCAGTAGACAAATTCCACAAGGAGTAGAGCAAGATGTTGATATTGCAACACTATCTTTTTACACTCCCATTTGGATTACTCCTCCTGCTAAAGTAAAGAAATTAGGAATTATTACCAAAATTATTGCTTCAATATTTGAAGAACCGCCGGGTACTGCTGCTGGTATTCCAAATGCAAATTATGATGATACTGGTGAGATTGAATTCTTTCCCGGACGGAACCCAATTAGTATTAATGTCACAACATTAGGCAATATGAGTGTATTAATTTTAGATAATACTGCCAAGCTAATAAAACCTAAAAATATATATTCTAATCTTAACAATAATTCAGTAAATCCACCTGTTAATTTTGGTGTTAATCCTACTTGGATTAATCTTCTTGATTATTATCCAGGAAAATTTATTGCTGGATTAAGCCAAATAAGATTACTCAAGCATGATGGTAATGAAATAGTAGGATATCTTAGTTTAAATCCAGTCGACGATTCAATAATGCAAATTAATTTTGATATAGACACTGTGCCATTGAATACTCTTTTAGTTGACAGCAACGGACTTAATCCTCGAGGTACAGTTGACGCAATTGTAAATCCACAAACATTTGATCCTCGACCGTTACTACCTAACAGATCCTTAGGATGGCCTGTTAATGATACGCGATATCTTATTTTAGACGATCTTACTCAAGACACAGAAGCTTGGAAAAATCAAGATAATTCATATTTTCATGCCAATTCCAATGATATAATTCAATGGGATGGCACTAAATGGAATACAATTTTCAATTCTCTAACGGCTAGTTCTCCAACATATATAACTAATAGTCGAACAGGAATTCAATACGTATGGAATACAGAAAGTTGGACAAAAAGTTACGAAGGGATTTACGACCCAGGGAATTGGAGACTGATACTATAAAAACAAACATTACTTGTGCCGGTGCTATATTTTTATCAAGAAAAACTCAACGATTCTTATTTCTTTTACGAACACAAGGCAGAACTGCTGATACTTGGGGAATTGCTGGAGGAAAAAAAGAACCTGGGGATACTACACCATATGATGCACTGCTTCGAGAAATACAAGAAGAAATTGGATTTCTTCCGGTAATTGAAAAAACTATTCCTATTGAATGGTATTCATCCAACGACGAACTTTTTTATTATAATACATATGTATTATTGGTAGAAGAGGAGTTTATTCCTAAATTAAATCACGAACATTCTGGATACGCTTGGGTTACGATGGATAAATGGCCTAAACCCTTGCATCAAGGACTTAAAACTACCTTGCATTCTAAGACTACACAAGCTAAAATACAAACTATTTTACAAGTTATAAGTTGATGTAATTTCAATAAATAAAGATACATTTACGGTGTAGGATTACTATGAAAAAATTATCATTAAAAGAATGCCGTCGGCTTGCTCAACCCAATCAAGCAATTGTACCAGATGATATGTCACTTTGGAAAAGAGTAAAGACAGTAACCGAATCAAAAGACAAATCCTTGTTAATAAGAGTTTATGAAAACTTAGGTGGGCATTGGAAATTACTAGAATCATCTATACCGAGAAAATACCCTGGTCAGTCTAATTTTGTAGAAGAATCTGCTGGGCCACTAACTGGTACAAAGTACGAAGAAGCAGGTAAAGATTGGGCCAGACGATTAAAAGAATATGATCCAATTACATATGAAAAATTTATGAATTGGAATTAAAATGGCTCTAATTAATGAAATATTAAGAAAAAAATTAAAAGAAGATGAGAAAGCATCAAATGGAAACATTACCGCCACTACTCCTTCTGCCCACCCTACTGATATAAGCACTCCTGTTGGTAATAAAACTACACCATCGACAAAATTGGTGCTTGGTCAACCTGCACCTACTGATACTAGATCTGGAGTTGATGTTAGTCGAGTAACCTCATATCCTGGCACAGTCAATATTGACGATAAATTAAAGTTAATGAAATCATTGTTAAGAAACATGATGTCAGGAAATAAAAAGAAACTGATGATTCCAGGAGATACCGGAATTGGTAAAACTAGCTTTGTAAAGCAATTTGCTCAAATGTTAGGAATGCCAATGGTATTAATAGAAGTTCCACACACTGTAGAGGAACATTTAATTAATATTCCATTTCTTGTTGAACTGCCTTCTGGACAAGTATTACACGGATCAACTGAAGTTCATGATGAAACACAACAAAGAAAAAAATACGGTGTTGAATTAGCGAGATCAAATCTTGTTACAACTTTGGAAAAACATTCTAAGATACCTGATTCTCAGTATGCCTCTCATATAAAAAGCCTTCCACAAGGAACTCAAGAGCTGTTGCGTCAATTTAATACTCGATATCCAAACGAAATTGCTAGAGCAAGATCAGAATATCAACGAGTTCTTTTTTTAGACGAATATTTTAGACAAACTACTACATCGATTAGAAATAGTTTAAGAAATTTACTTGATTATAGAATTGGTCAAGACCCTATTCCTCAAGGTACATATATCATGTACGCATCCAATGTTGCAGATAAAGGATTAGATATTAACCAGTCTGCTCACGCAACATTTAATATGCCCGAATTTAAAGCGCCAACTGCATCTGCCTGGTTAGAAAATATGATCACCGGAAAAGTTGGACAAGAAGTTCATATTAAAAAAGATGTAGTAGATGCATTTATGACTTCATTAAAAGATGAGCATTTAAGTAAAGAACGAATTGAAGATCAAGTTCGGATTAGTCCTCGTCGGTGGAGCGAGGTATTTTTACAAATCAATGCCGCATATCCATTTAAAGACGAACGAGAAGCTAGTATATTAATATCAACATTACAAAGACAATTTCAAAATCCTAATGATGGTCAACATCAGCATGGAGAGTTTACTGAAGTTTATACTGTATTAAATGACATCTTAAATAAATTGATTACTAAATCTGGAATTAATATTTCAAGAATAAAAAGAATTAAACCTAGCGAATGGAGAGATGTTCTAGCTCAGCAAGTTATGCAAAAAGAAAAGATGGGAGAACATAAAAAATATATTCCAGTAGTTCAAGGTCCTCCGGGTATTGGTAAAACATCAATTGGAGCCTCTTTTGAATCACCTCCTTATAATATGAGATTTATTGTGGTTAATTCTACTGACCTTGATCCAGATAGTATCACTGGTGTGCCAACTCCAGGAGCCGAACGTGGAGAAAGAACTACGGAATTTTCTGAACCTGCTTTGTATATGCAAATCAAACACTTAATGCATAAAGCAGAACTTGCTTACAAAGAAGATTTAAAAAGAAAAGAATCTAACAATAAGTTAAATGGAAAAACTGCTGCCGAAGTGTATAACGAGTGGCAACATCAGAGATATCGTTATGTTATCTTTTTTGATGAAATTAATCGTGTTAAAAACTTAACCGTGTTTAATGCACTTCGACGCCTTATTTTAGAAAAAGAATTTAATCACGAATATAAATTAGGTAGTGATGTGATTGTAATAGGTGCGATGAATCCTGATGATACAGGCACTATCGGTATGACTGATCATTTTAAAGATTCAATTGATCTTATTGATGCAGAACCAGATTGGAAAGATACAATAAATTATATACATAAAGTTGGTAACAATTTTATTG